AATTATATTTTTTATTTTTAAATTACACTTCTTATTATGTCTCCATAATCCTGAATAATCTTTATAAACTTTACCACATTTACAAACATATGAGTTTTTTTGAGTATTTTTTATTGAAAATAATTGCGAATCATTGACAAAATGTTTCTTGGTCTTCAAATGTCTATTAAAATCATTTTTATTAGACGTATTAAAGTCACACTTTTCGCAAAAATAATTGAGGAGTTTTTTTGAGTTTTTTTCATTGCTAAACATTGATATAATTAGCAATGATAAAAAACTCTTAAATTCTTATTTTTTTAAATAAAAAAAAGTATGGTAACAAATTAAAAATTATTTTTTTTGCAACCGCACCATAAATTTTTTCATGGTCACAAATATTTTAATTTTGGGAAAGTTTTTTTTACTTTTCATTTTTGGACATTTTTTTTGTCCATTTTTGAAAAGTAAAAAAAACTTTCCCCAAAAAATTCATGGATGGGATTTACATATGTAGTACCTTTTTTTTGTCATTTTTTGAAAAAAAACGACAAAAATATTTCATGATGTAGTAAACGGCTTTAAGTACTTTTTTAAATAATATAATAGAACGTTAAATTTAATAATATAAATTATGTATTTTATTACATAAATAATGAAAAATATTATATTATTTATAATAATTATTTTAATTTTTTTACAATTAATAAATATAACATTTATTTTAGAAAATAGCAATGAAATTTTAAATAAAAAACAAGAAAAACCCCAAAAAATTAATATTGTTGTTGCAAGATACAATGAATATTTAAAATGGACATTAGAAGAACCATTTAATCAATTTAAATACATTGTTTATAATAAAGGAGATAATGAAAATTTTGAAAAAAAAAATGTTTTAGAAATAATAAAATTAGAAAATATTGGTAGAGATTTTCATACACATCTTTATCATATTGTAAATAATTATAATAATCTTGCTGATATAAATATTTTTTTACCAGGCTCATTAGAACTATATTATAAAAAAATAATAGCAAAACATTTAATAAATAATGTTATAAAATATAATCAATCTGTTTTATGTGTACCTTTTTTGCCATATGCAAATAATTTTCTTTATAATTATAAACATGAAGATTATATAAATTCTAGTAAATTTAATCAAACAGATAAATGTAATAAAAAAGTAGTTAATGCTGATATAAGACCTTTTGGAAAATGGTATAATAATAATTTTAAAGAAAGCTTAAATTATGTAACACAATTTGGCATTTTTTCAATAAATAAAAATGATATATTACAACATCCAAAAGAAAAATATGATATTTTTTTATCTAAATTATCAAAAAGTATAAATCCAGAAGAGGGATATTTTATTGAAATATCTATTTTTTCAATATTTTATCCATATAATAATACCATAATTGAAAATTGCTATAAATATTGGTTATTTTCTTTACCTATTTTATTATATAAAATACTAGAAAACAATAATATTATTAAATAGCATACAATAATATTATTAAATAGCATACAATAATCCCGCATTACCACCAACAAATATCACCATATTTACTCTCTCTTCTATCAAATACATATTAAAATTATAACTATAAATACGCCATGTTGGCTTATTTATACCAACTATATTTCCTGTTGCAGGATCACAAATTGTCAACACTTGCGCATATGGGTCTATTGGAGGACTTATCGTTGTCATCTCAAATTGAATATTTGTAAATCTACTCATGTTCATCGCACCAGAAGGCTGAGATACTAATGGGTCGGTATTTAAACAAAAATTATAACAATACAATCCTGATGGTGCATTACCAGCAGTTCTAACATATTTTTCAACAAAATTATATACACCTTCACTTAATACATTCTCTCTATATTGACCATCCATTAATATACCAAGTGCTACCAAAATGTATTGAATATTCTGTGGATTATATACACCAGTAATATAAAGACCACTAGGTGTTCCATCAGGATTTGTTCCAGGACCAATTGTTATAGGAACACCATAATTTGTATCTGGATTAGAATAGTCACCACTTGCAGGAGCTAATTCAATACCTTGTGGAATATATTTAAAAGCCCAATTGGTATAATTAGACCATTGATTACGCAAATTAACATCACTACGTTGAAAATAAAACATCCAACTAATTACCATCCCCATTGAATCCAAATCTATCGTATTTTGTCCAGTAACATTATAAAAAGGTTTTTCATATATTTGCTTAATTATATATTTTTGTTCATTTTTTGCAAAGACTTCTGCTTCATCATTAGAGAGAAAACAATATGTACAATTTAAATTGATATCAGCATTCCATATAGATCTAGTATCTGTATAAGATGTCGGACCTAATGTTTCATCAGGTGGTGTTTGTAAAAAACGATACATTTGCATATAAAATTGATTAAAATTAGGTGCAACTACAGGATAATTATTTGCATAATCCATTACATCACGAATAGTAAACCATTCATTAATAGGTCTAAAAGAAACATTAATATGTAACTCATTATATTGTAGTGCTACTAATGGGAAAGCTTGGTATGTACTTAAATTAAACCAAGCTCCTAATGGAATATATAATGTTTGACCATTTATAGAAGGTTGTGCTCCTGCAGGACTTGTTGTATAAAAAGCATTAGGATATTTATTTATACGATCATTATAATTTGCAGGATCATTCAGTTCAGTAGTTTGCCCAATCATTTTGTTAAATAATTCCAATTTAGTATTATTAAAATCCCTTTGTGCAGATGATAAAATATATTGTCCAGAATATTGTTGTAATATTTGGTTACCACAATTTATAGAAATTTTACTAATAATTTGAGCGCCAAGATTTTCAATCCATTTAAATTCATATGGAGACCAATCAGTATAAGTTACAGATCCATCAGGATTTATTACTTCTTGGGGAGGCATAATTGGACTCCAAATACTAGGTAAATTAATACAAATATAACAATCCATAAGTAAATCAGCATATCTCGGCATTTTGAAAGTAAACGTAGATTCTGTTGTCAAATTAAGTATTGGTGTTCCTTCTACATCAACACGAAAATTTTGTTTTCCCCAATTTGTATATTTTTTATATGTTGTTTTCCAGAAAGTCTTTTGAGGGTTAGAATTTAATATAATATTTTGTTGACCAATCGCAACTAGATTAAGAAGTCCTCCTGGCATTTATAATTATAATATATTAATTTTTAAATTCTTAATTTAATCATAAATATAATTTTTGGTAGTTGTTAATTTAAATAAAGTTATTTATATTTTTTTAAAACAATATAATATATAGATAATGACAGAAACTACTGAAAATCCATTTAAAAAAATTCAACAAATTATTGCTAATTTAGATGATGAATTTCAAGCATATTTAATGTTCGCAATAATAAGTGTAGTAGTTATCGTTTACTTAATTTATTTACTACGTGTTGCTAAACTAAAGGATAAAGAATGTAACTTTATGAACGATATATACCCAGATATAGATGGATATATAGTTCCAATATCAAAAAATAATTCAGATTTTTCTGGTAATCTTTTTGATTATTATATAAAAACAGCATACAATGCATGTTCAGGAGGACAATACAAAAATGATTATGTAGACATTTGCAACTTAAAGGGCATTATTAAACAAGGTGTAAGATGTTTAGATTTTGAAGTTTATTCTATAGACAATCAACCTGTCGTAGCTACGAGTACTGGTGATAATTATCATGTTAAAGAAACATATAATTCTGTACCATTTGGAGGATCAAATAGTGTTATGGAAATAATAAAATCATATGCTTTTGCAAATGGTACATCTCCAAACCCAACAGATCCAATTATTATTCATTTAAGAATAAAAAGTACAAACCAAGAAATGTATACAAATTTAGCAACAATATTTAGTAACTATGATGATATAATGCTTGGATATAATTATAGTTATGAAAATACAGGAAGGAATATAGGAGAAGATCCGTTATTGAGTTTTCAAAACAAAATTATTTTAATTGTTGATAAAACAAATCCAGCATTTTTAGAAAATACAGCATTTTTAGAATATGTAAATCTAACTAGTAATTCTGCATTTATGAGAGAATATTATTATTCTGACATATATAATAATCCAGATGTAGTTGAACTTACTGAATACAATAAATCAAGAATGACTATAGTTTTTCCAGATAAAACAACACAACCAGATAATCCAGCAGGGATGTTATGTAGAAATTACGGGTGTCAAATGGTAGCATGTCGTTATCAATATGTAGATAATTATTTAATGGAAAATGCTGCTTTTTTCGATAGAAATGGAAGTGCTTTTGTTTTAAAACCTGAAGCACTAAGATATAAACCTATTGAAATACCTGATCCTATACCTCAAGATCCAAAATTATCTTATGAAACGCGCACAATCAATACACGTTATTATGATTATAATATATAAAATATCTATAACAACCATTCTAATAAATTAATATCATTTAATAAATATTTATTTTTTATTTTTTCAACAATTATTTTATTTACAATATCACGCCTATATTGCATAAATAATTTAAATTCATCTATGCAAGAAACAATATTTGTTGAAAGATTCCATTTACTAGCATAACTAATACTATTACAGCATAAACAACCAATGCCTTTGTATAATTGTAATTCTTTCATTGTTTTATTTGATTGTATTTTTAAATAATTTATATATGGTTTATAATTTATTGTAATTTTTTTTGGTCCTCTAAATGGGTAATCAGAAGGAATTTCAAACTTATAAATATTCGTATCACTTTCAAGCATTATAGTAATAATAAAATGAAAATTAATATTATTACTAATATTACTATTCGAATTTTTATATATATTTTTACATTCTACATATTCAACATGAATATATGCTTTATTTTTTTTTAAATTTACTAACTCGTGACTAATCCTTCGTTTTACACTCATATTATTAATTTTATTCAATTCCAATAAAATGTCATCATCTAAAATATTGTTTGCTTCTTGTAAAACGTTCATAATAATAAATTAATAAAACTTTATTAAATATAAAATTTAAATCAATTTTTTTATATTTAATTATTATATATGAAAAATAAAAACGTATGTAAGGGATTAAAATTTGAAGATTGTGAATTGACAATATTACGTATGGCAGTAGATAAAGCAGAAGAAAAAATAGGTAAAAGAGTCATTAATTCAGGTGATATAAAAAATATAATTAAAATTGTTGAAGATTTTATACAACGTAAAAATTTGATTTGTTATGGAGGTACAGCAATTAATAATATACTACCAGAAGATGATCAATTTTACAATAAAGAAGCAGAAATACCAGATTATGATTTTTTTACAACAAATGCGTTAGAAGATGCAAAAGAATTAGCAAATATTTATTATAAAATTGGTTTTACAGATGTAGAAGCAAAATCTGGTGTTCATAAAGGAACATATAAAGTATTTGTCAATTATATACCTGTTGCAGATATTACAGATATTCCAAAACCAATATTTAATTCAATGAAGAAAGATGCAATTAGAGTGAATGGTATATTATATGCACCACCTAATTTTTTAAGAATGAGTATGTTTTTAGAGTTATCTAGACCTGCAGGAGATATTAGTCGTTGGGAAAAAGTAATGAAACGTCTTACATTATTAAATAAAAATTATCCATTAACATCCATTGATTGTAATAAAGTTAATTTTCAGAGAGAAATGGAAAATAAAGAAAAAGAAAATGAAATTTATGAAATTGTTAAAAATACATTTATAAATCAAGGAGTAGTATTTTTTGGAGGATATGCAATATCACTTTATTCTTATTATATGCCTAAGAGATTAAAATTCAAATTACAAAAAATAGCAGATTTTGATGTATTATCTAATGATCCTGAAACAACTGCAGAAATTATAAAAGAGAGATTAAAAGATATAGGAGTAGAGAATACTAAAATAATCAAAAGAGAACCCATCGGTGAAATTGTTCCACTACATTACGAAATTAAAATAGGAAAAGATACAATAGCTTTTATTTATAAACCAATTGCATGTCATAGTTATAATGTAATAAATATAAAAAGACAGAAAATAAAGATAGCTACAATTGATACAATGTTGAGTTTTTATTTAGCTTTTTTGTATGCAGATAAACCATATTATAATCAATTTTTAGAAAGAATTCTTTGTATATCTAAATTCTTGTATGATGTTCAACAAAAAAATAGATTACAACAAAAGGGATTATTGAGAAGATTTAGTATAACATGTTATGGACATCAAGAATCATTAGAAGAAATACGTGCACATAAAGCAGAAAAATATAAAGAATTGAAAGAAAAAGGAGATAAAAAAGAATTTCAAGAATGGTTTTTGAATTATAAACCAGATGATTCTAAAGAAAAAAAATCAGATGGTACAAAAATAAATAAAAAAAACAAAAAACCAAAAAACAATAAAACCAAAAAACAAAAGAAAACCAAACAAAAAAATTTTTTAAATCTCTATGGTTAAACTAAATAAGTTTAATTAAAGACATTATTTTGTTGTTGATTTTGTTGTTGATTTGGTTCTTGATTTTGTTGTTGATTTTGTTCTTGATTTTGTTGAAATGTTACTTTTTTATTTTTTTTATTAAAGTAATTGTATGCAAAAAAACCTAACATAACAATAATTCCTATCAAAATTATTATATATAACATATAATTATCACTATCTTTAATTGATTCTGGAATAATATTTGTAATTTGCTCTTTTATAGGTTCAGAAATAAGACCACTTATAGCAGTAGAAATAGAATCTGTAATATTTTCACTTGTAGAAGAGGCGACTTTTCGAGAAACATTACCTAAAGAAAATGCAAAATCGGAAATATCTATAGAATCCATATAAATAAAATAAATATAAATAGTATAAAATTTAAACTAATTAGTTAAAAACATTTATCTAATGCATTTTTTAAAAATCGGTAAGTAAATTTTTTTATTAAATGATAATTAATATTTGGACAAATATAAAGTATATATTTTTTTATAAATAAAATATAATGAACAATAAAACATATAAGTTTTTCAAAGATGATTCTTACATTAAAATATAAATTATTTAAAAAATTCCAATCATTTACATAACTACACATAAATGTTGATGATTTTTTTGTAAAAAATCTTTGAATATCGATTAATCCGTAAACAATACGATAAAAACATGATTTTTCATTTTTAATATTTAAAGTATAAATAAATTTATCGATTCCTATAAGATCTAAAAATAGAATTTTTTTATAATCATTTTTTTCAAAAATAAAAGGATTTATGCCATCAATATTATTATTTTTTGATAAATTTCCATCAATTAATAATGGAAAAAAACATGAAGCTATAATTGATTCGTATATTTCATCATTATTTTTATAAATAGATTTTACTATTGAATTATTTTTACTTATTCCAATATTATTATATTTAATAAATAATCTATTATTTATTATATCACATGAGTTACTATTAACATGTTTAAACAAAATTTTTTTTAATTTTGTTATGATTTTTAAATTGTATTTTTTTTTAAAATATTTAACAAATTTATTATAACAATTATAAAAAACATCTAAATTATCGGTTAAATATAAAAATCCACATAAAGATCCTATACTACATCCAGAAATTCTTTCGATTTTAAGATAATTACGATTTTCCATTTCTTTTAAAAAATATAGAACTCCTATAATATAAGCACCATTAAAAACACCACTATCTAATATTAAATCAATAACAATAGGATCATTAGGATTTTTGTATTCATTTGGTAAATCATCTATTAATTTATCAATTAATTTATAAAATGTTTCATCCATTATAATAATTGATATTTAAATAATTTAATATTTAATACGTAAATTTATATTTTTTTATTTTGTAATAGTCTTTCTATAAATTTGGATTCTTTTTTATATTTAACATACATATTAATTAATTCTGCAGGTGAATAAAAATATTCTTTTACCTTAATTAATTTTTTTTTATCAATTTTTTTTTCAAATAAATGAAAGAAAATTTCTGAAATTGTATTATGACTAGCATTAGTTAGTTCATGACTAATATCAATTCTTCCTGGTCTTATAAGTGCTACATCTAATTTACTATAATAATTTGAAGAAATAATTAAAATTCTACCAGGTGTTTCTCTTATTCCATCCCATAAATTTAATATATCATCTAATGTAATAGATTGATCGTTTGAAATATTATCACCTTGATTATTAATGTCACAAATAGTTTTCATAAAATTACTAACATTTAACTTATCATTTTTTAAATGATTTTTTTTTTTTATTGCGATCTAATACAATATCTCCTATACAATCTATATCTTCAAAAACAATAATTTTTTTATCGAATGTAATACTATCTCTCTCATTATTTTCATTATATGTGTTTTCAAAAAATATTTTTTCAAGATCTGATTTAGATTTTATTGTTTTAAATGATATAACGATTATATGACGTCCTGTATAATTAGCAAGTGCTTTAATAAAAGAAGTTTTTCCTGTGCCTGGAGGACCATGAAGACCAATTCCTAGAGTGTAAGGTATCCCTTTACTATAATACCATTGTCGATTTTTCAGAAAAAAATCAATTTTATTTATTACTTCCTCTTTTCCATCAAAAAAAATATTATGAAATGATCTTGAAGTTTCAAATAGATCTTCTCTCCAATAATCAGTATTTTTAAATTCTTCTATACTTTTTTTAATATTTTCTTTTTTTTCTAAAAAATATATAAATTGTTTATTTGTTCGACTATTTTTAATTGATGCTAAATATTTTTCAGTAATATTATCTATATAATTTTTCAAATAACTTATCGAATAATCATAAGAATAAATTTGTAAAGTAATTTTTTCTACTTTTGATTTTTCTTTATCTTTTTCATGAGTGTCTAATTCTGTCTCATTAATAGATTTTATAAAAATATTATTATCTATTTTAAAATAATTTTTTTGATGTACCATAAAAATATTAATTATTTTTTTTTTATTATCACCATCTTCAGATGATTGATAATTACTATGTGTTTCTTTTATTACACAAATATCTTGATTATTATTTATATTAAATATAATATAATTACAAAATGCTTTAAACCGATCACTATAGACAGAAGAGACATTAAAGTTAGAAAAATATTGAGATGACACATAATTTCTTCTTCCTTCAATAATAATCATATTTTTTTTAAAAAATAAATCTTTTATATCATGTAATGTAATAAATGTTGAATATTTTAACCCGAAATCATAAATATAATTAATTAAAAACCCAAAAATACTAATTACAAAAGTGGAAATTATTGTATCATATACAGGATTCCCAGTTTTCAAAAAATTAAACACACTCATTTTAATTATATCATAATAATTCGTATGTATTATTCTAATAAAGTCTGTCATCTATATATTTTATTGCATTCTGTTTATATATTTTATCTAAAAAACATTAAAAAAATTAGATAATTTATTAAAAATATAAAACAATAAACCAAAAAATGCACTTGTAAATAAGTATCCATTCATATTATAGTTGCCATCTGTTAAAAATAAGAAAGGTAAAAATTTGAATAACAAGTTACGGAAAAAAGGTAATTGAAATAAAAAATACAGAATTGTAATTAATAAAGGTGTTTGTATTTCATTATACATATTATCCAAGGATTTGCTATATTCTACATTTTTATTATATTTATTTACCATATCATTTGTATCTTCATGATTTTGAATATAATCTCTATTAGTTGTAGGAGGTGGCGGTACATAATTGGGTCTAACATATGGATCATTACTGAAAGCAGTAGTTGTCATTGGTATATCTCTAGATGGTAATTTTGTAGAACCATTTATACTAGCTTGTTGAATTCCACTTACAATTTGGTTAATTGTTGTTTGATCTAAAGATAAACCAGGTGGAGATTGGTGTTCAGATGCTGATAAAGTTATACCATTACTTATGTTTCCACCACCAAGAGGATCAGTAGGTAAATCTAAAATGCTGGTTGATTCACTCATAATTATTATAAAGCATAAATATAATTATTATATTAATTACGCAAATCTATTCAAAATCTATTCAAAATCTATAATTTTTGCACTAGAATTACATTTACTGGCTACAGGTGTATATTTCACACATTTACCTGTTTCATTTTTGTATATTTTATCTTTAAAAGTATCTAAAGGCGGAGCATGATAAACATTACAATTTTTACCTTTACACATTTTTCTAAAAAGAGAGGCCAAACCAAAACCTAACAACATAGACATTATAATTTTACCGGTTTTAGTATGAACAAATTTACCAAAATGAATTGCCATTATATTATAAGAAGAGTTTTCTTTTTATAATAAAAATATTATTTAGCCCTGAACAGGAATTGATGATATTAAATTTTTATCTCTAGGACATTCTACTTCTTCTTCTATAAATTTAAAACAATTATCTGCTTTATCTTTAAATAAAATTTTATCAACATTTTCTGGAGTAGGATATACATAAATTGTTTTAATTTCTGGACCTAAAATATAAACAAAGAATATTCCAATAGCAAAACTTACTAAAAATACGGGTATTGAAATATATTGCATTATAATATATAATAATTATATTTTATAAAATATTTATATATATATTATGATACCTAAAATTATACATCAAACGTGGAAAAATAATGTAATTCCAGATAATTGGAAAGATGCAGTAAATTCATGTAAAGAAGTAAATAATGATTTTAAGTATATATTATGGACTGATCAAATGATGGAAGAATTTGTTCAAAAATATTATCCCGAATTTTTACATACATATAAATCATATAAACATAATATCCAACGTTGTGATGCGTTTCGTTATTTAGTTTTATATAAATATGGCGGAGTTTATTTAGATATGGATACAATATGTAAGAAAAATTTGTCAGAATTATTACATTATGATATAGTATTTACATAATCATCAAATACAGCTTGTTTTACAAATGCTTTTTATATGTGCATACCAAAACACACATTTTTTAAATTTTGTATTGATAATTTATCAAAATATGTAAATAGTTATTATTATTTAGGCCCACATATGCATATAATGAACAGCACTGGGCCTTATTTTTTAACAAATATGTTAAATAAATACAAAACAAATAATATACAAAATATGTATATTTTAAATAGGGAAGAATACGCTGGTGATTGTAATGTTTGTAATGAAAATATATGTAAAGGAGGAATATATTTTGCACATATTGTTGGACAATCTTGGAATAATTGGGATTCATTATTTTATAATTTTTGTTTTTGTAATTATAAAAAAATAATATTTTTAATATTATTTATTGCTTGTTGGTTTATATTTTCTTCTAAAAAAATGAAAATAAAAACAAAATATTGAAAAAATAAAATTATATGTATCCTTTATTAAATTTTACCATTTTAGCTACAATGTCATTCATCGAATTTTTCAACAAATTATAATTTTTTATTCCATCTTTTTCAGTATAAAGTGTTAAATATTTTTTCTTTAAGTCCTCATTTAAAGTATTATAAGCGTCATTATATATTTTTATCCCAAAGTTAACACTTCCATCTGGATTAATTTCAGGAGGAATAATTAGATTTTTAGGTGTTATGAATTCACATGGTTTGCCAGAAGCTCTAGATTTTGTACAATTATCCATAAATTCTTGCATCCATTCATGGTCAGTCACTAATGCAATCCTTAGTTCAGATTGCATTTTAGACCATAAATTTTCATAATCTGTTACATTCCATTTAACACCATCTAAACCTTCGCCATAAGTGGGTTGAGGTATCTGTTCAGGTTCAAGTTCAGGTTCAGGTTCAAGTTCAGGTTCAAGTTCAGGTTCAAGTTCAGGTTCACTAGAAGAAGATAATATAACAATAGGTTTTTTATTAGGCATTGGTTTAGTTGCAACTAAACCTACATCAAATGCAATTACTTTATCATTTGAACTTGAAAAAGATAAATTTTCAATACTATATTTATTTTGTATTAAATTACACGTATTCGTGTATTCATTATGCCAAATAAAAGTTTCATTGTATCTTAATTGATTAATTTTATTTAATAATGGCATTATCATAATAGTATAAATATTTACTGCATCTATCGCATATTGAACATTACTAGTTTCATTCATTTTAACAATACAATCTTTAATTTTTTGAATTTCTATATACAAATTAGCAGTTGAATCATTTAATTCTTGTTGTTTTTCATCATTATCAACTATTTTATTATAACTTTCAAAATATTCTTCATACAAAGAACTTAAATTACCAATATATTCTTTTATACTTTCAAAATTTTGAAGCGTTTCTTCTGTATTTATAAAACCAAAAAGTAACTTATTTTTACCTTCAATAATATTATTTTTGTATTGTTTTATCTCTTTGTCTATACTTTTTAAAAGTGTAGGCATTAATTCTACTTTTGTTAATTGAATATTAATGTTTAAATTACAAGGTTCAGAAATAATTCCGCAAATTGCTTGTAATTTTCTATAAGATTCTTCGTTATCTGTCTCAGCAACATATAAAACAGAAAAATTAGTGCCACCTGGTCTTTTACAATTAATACATTTTGGCTTAAGCTTATTGTATTCGAGTCTTTTTTCCCTTTTACTTAAAAAATTTTTATTTATAATTTTTTTTTTATTTACCATAATTTGTGTTTCATATTTACTTTTTAATTTAAAAAATTCATTTAAAGCTTCTTTAATATCAGGTAAAGTTGTCATTTATATTTTATTTATATAATAAATTATTTATTATTCTATTTAAACTAATATAATTTAATAAGTTGGTTTATTATGTATTATATCATATTCATTCTCCCAATTAGGTAATCCAGTTATTAATTCTTGATGTGCAATGCGTTTAGCTTGTTGGAAATTTTTTATTTTCGATAAAATATATTGTTGTTTTATTTTATTTTTTTTTGCCAATTCAACAGGTGTTAATTTACCTTTGTATTTATAAAATAAAATTACTGCTAAAACAATTATAAATGCTATAAATAATCCTATATTAAATATCGTGTTATGAAATTTATTACGATTTATATGACATTGTTTTAAAGTTTGGTGTAAAAAATACTTTACACCAGGTTCTGTAAGTTCTGGTTTTATATCATATTCCATAATTATTATTGTTAAAATTATAAATTAATTTATACATATTATTTATATGTCTGGTAATCATATTAATGTTATAGCATTTATAATAATAACATTTGTATATTATAAAGCAATCAAACCTAAATTAAATTATCAAATATTAAGTGATATAAATGAATATACAAAATATATAAAAAATAATTATGTTTCTTTAGCCATTTATATACTTATGATTATAGGAACTCAATCTATAATTAATACCAATTATATTAATTCAACATGTGGAGGAAGTACTTCAGATAATATCGGTTTAGCTGGTATAATGACACTTTGGCCATGGACATTAATTTTTGGAGTTTTAGTTATAATACTATCTATATATCCTGGATTTAAAAGTGCATTCTCAGATGTAATAGGATATTTTTGGATATCTAAATCAGCGAATGAAATAATGAGTCAATTATTAATAGATAAAGAAATACAACCAAAAATAGATGGCGATACTGAAATGAACTCTGAAATGAAGAAAAAAATGCAAACCGCTGCTGATGCAATTATAAAGATTTTCGGCAATACAGGTATAATGATTAATCAAGTAACACCACGTAATTTTGAACAATTTTGGAGTACAATTACACCACTTATGAAAAATGAATTTAAACCTGTAAATAATGTATACCCAGAAGCTGCATCTGGAATGAGAGATAATTTATTTAAATTAGTTGTAACAAGAGATAACGTTGGAGAAGCAATGTGGTATGTTTATACTGGTTTATTAGTAACATCAATTGTTAAATTAAAAATATCTAGTAAAGGATGTAAAACAAATACAAAAACTATGGAACAAAATTATAATAATTTTAAAGAAAAAGAAAACGCAGCAGCAGAGAAGAAACAATTAGTACAAAGCCAAGTATATACAATGTAAAATATCAATAGTTTTTTCTTGTAAATTTGCGACTTCTTATTAAAAAATTTTTTGTTTTATTTTTTGTTTTATTTTTTGTTTTATTTTTTGTTTTATCTAGATCTAATGTTTTATTTTTTCTTTTAAATCGTTTGTAAATTTTTTGCAAATAAGAAGTAGAAAATATATGTTTCTTTCTAACCATATTTTTTTCATTATTATGAATATTTACTTGTATTTTTGAAATATAATTTTTTGGTAATCTATTTACGTATTTTATCGATATTGTATGATGATTGTCTGAATAATAATCAAAAATTTTATCTGTCATATTCAT